GCAAATACTCAATTAAATATTTTGTATAAACACTATCACTAGCCCAAGTATCAATTTTGATGTTATTCTTCAGTAACCAATCTACGTATCTACTAATGTTTATTGCATTGATATTTGCACAATGAGTTCCAAACTTTACAAAGGCAGTGTAGTAAGCACTACGAATGAACTCCTCGTATGTCTTATTCTTTTTAGTTGAAGTATTCTTTTTATAAAACTGTAGCCAAGACTGAAAGCCAATACGATTGCCTTGTAGGTCTTTGTTCATCCAACGTTGTTTGTTCTCGCATAGGTGCTTAGCCATAGTAGATTCACGTAGGAATTCTCTATTGCAAAAATCACAACCATACTTGATTGTCTTATCAGTTGCCTCTGTCTTTTTCGTATTGAGTGATATCTTCATCTGTTACTGTCTGGCTTAGTACTTCTATGTCTGCTATTTTTAAATGGGGGTATATTTCTGCAAGATGCATTTTCTTTCTTTGCCCTTGCACAAACTGTTTTGAGTACTCTGTTAAATCCTCACTGTTTGCTTTAGGATAAATCTTTGTAAAGTATTCTTTGATTTCTTTTACTTGTGCTGGTTCTTTTAACAAACTTACACGTTCTTTAATCTGTGGTAACCACTGATGATATTGTTTACCTTTGCCGGGGCTTGCCGCACACATCATATACCATTGTAGTTTAGGATGCTTTGATACATTCTCATTAAAGAAGTATTTATTAGCGTGATATTCTGTACTCATTGCATAGTATCCTGCAATATCACTAGAACCCTTTACATAACTTAACCACTTGATTAACATAAACGGGACAAACTTACGTTGCTGTTCAGGAGTAAGTCTATCGTAATAATCATAGTCTTTCTTGTCTAATGCCGCAATAGCTTCAAACAAGTTAAAGTCTTGATTCTCTAGTTTCTCGTCTGCGGGAATAGCTGTCTTTTTAGTTGCCATTAGAATGCCTGACTATAATCTACAATCTCACAGTTACGACTAATCTCTTTTACAAAATATACACATCTAGGTTTTACTCCATCATCTAATGGCACACACAAAAACTGTCCATTCTTCAATCGGGGTGCATACCATGTTACATCGTGGTAAATATCTACAATCTCAATAGGTACAAAACTTGGACTAAAACTAGTTAATGGGTTAAACTCAAACGCATTGAACCCTCTATCATTGATACTAGTTAGTGGTAATGTTTCTAAGTCGCCATGTTCTTGTTCACCGATCAATATTTGCCAATCAATGGGCATCTTAATCGTACTGTTACCAATCTTTAATACAAGTGCAGGGCTACTAAATGATTCTAAAAAGATTAGTGGAATATAGTGATAATCTACGTTTGTGGGATTACTATTATCTAGTATTGCAAAACGTAGGTCATCAATTTCTTCTGGGAGAGTTTCTAAGTTATAGAATTCGTTGTCAAGTGTTAATATACGCATGTTGTTATTGTATCATATTCTTATCTGTATGTCAACTTTTCTAAGTCAAACGGGTAGTTTGCTTCTTTATAAAAAGCCTTACGTTGGGTTAAGTGTCGTTTGGCAAACTTACAACTACTTGTTATATCCCAGATTTGTACAAAGTCTTTATCTTCTGCTTTTCGAATTCCACGCCCAATACTTTGTATAACCCGAACAAAACTCTTTCCTGGCTCCAACAAAACTAGATTAAAAATACGAGGTATATTAATGCCAACAGCAGCCACACCATAAGTCGCCACAATAATTTTGTTTGTACTCGTTGCAATTTCGTCATATTCTTCTTTCCTATCAACCATATTAGTAGCGCCGCTAACGAACACACTATCTGGTAATCTACTAACAATTTCTTTACCTGCATTAACCCTATCTACCAGGATCAATACGTTACCAGTTTCTTTAATCTTTAATATCAACTGTGCAATAGCATCTAATCTATGTGTATCCTCAAGCAAGTGTTTCAACTCACTTTGGTAATTACTAAACTCTACTTCATCTTTAAGCTGTACAATGTTTACGTGACATTGTGCTAATACACCCTGATCTTGTAACTCACTTGCACTTAGTTTACTGATGACAGGTCCTAAACTAACAAACAATGACTGTGCTTCAAACTTAGCTTTAGGAATAGTTCCGGTTAGTCCCCAACGAATAGGAACTTTAGCAAACACGCCTGTAAGTAATGTCTTTAATGCATCTGCTTTGGCCATATGAACCTCATCTACCATCACACAAACAACACCTTCAATGAAGTCCATAATATCTGCTTCGCCGGCTTTTGTTTTCTTAAGCATATTGTTAAGACTCTGCCAAGTACAGATAGTGTGTGTTTTGTTGTACTCTTTACGATCACCAAAGTATACACCAACGTCTAATCCTAGATTGATATAGTCTGCTTCCGTCTGTGTTACTAAACTTTTGTTTGGAACGATAACAATGCTACGACCATATTGTTCTATGCTGTAGCTTAGTGCGGCTGTCATCAATGTCTTACCTGCACCGGTTGCAATCTCTTGTAGTGATTGCGGATTCTTTAAGAAGTTGTTAACGATACTGATTTGATAATCACGTAACTCTACGGGCGTGCCTTCTTTGGGATGACCTTTCGGCCAATTCTTATGAGCAAATGTTGATTCGGACACTTCAGCAAACTCAAAGGTTGTAGTGTAGTCTCGGGTATCATCCAACTCAATATCATATCCTGCTCTATCCAGTACTGGTAATATTTCTTCTAATAAGTTAATATAGGTACTACCGGCTAAACTAAAATAGCTAACCTTACCATTCCATCTACCAAGCCTTACTGCCGGAAGATACCTTGCTCCGGGTACTTCGTACTCAAACATTTTCATCAGTGCTTTGCGCTCCGCTAGTTCAAGTCCTTCTATCTTTACGTTAACTTCATCTTTAACTATTATCTTACATTGTTTCATTTATCTCCTAAATTTACAGGCTCTGAGTTAACACATTTTATCATTTTAAATAGAGTTGTAGGCAAATTCATTGCCCCGTAATTTCTATAATGTATCATAACAGGTTTATCATATGATTTCAAGTTAGAGTGGTCTCTTATGATATCCATTTCTAACTCATTTAATAGATTTTCCGAATTCTCTCCTAATAAGAATAATTGTTTGAAATTAGAACTTAGCCTTGAAGATTCGGATATACCATCACATCCCAATTCACTTAACCATTTAATAGCAGTCTCTAGTTCTTTGATTTCAAAGTCACTTTGAAAATTAACAGCAAGATTTACTTTACGTGGATCTTCGATAGTAGAGAAATATTCTATAACAGAATCACTGATGGCAATTCCATACTGTACGTAATCCGCTACCATTTTTAAATCATTGGTTAGCGGAATATTTTGTATAGTGTCATATAGAATTTGATTACATGCGGCTACGTAAAAATAACCATTATTGTAAACAAGTGTCGGCTCCCAATATTTAACTGATTCATATTCGCTAAGACTATCAATAATTTGCCGAGTAATAGAGCAATAATCTATTGTGTTAAAATAGTCTGCACTCATTGTAATCAACTCTTTTAACGTTGTGGGACCATATGATATTTCATATTGTCTTTTATCTTTTAGCCATTCCATGGAATGTATTGGCTTTTTTTTCAAAGCTGTTAAAAAACTTTTACTAAAAGGTGATCTGAAAATTATTTTATCTTTAATAATGGATATTGAAGCATTAGTATATTGCGGTGAGCTTTCTATTACATTACATTTCCAAGGTAATAGTAATAGTGTATCAATATCAAATTTTTGTTGTACATATTGCCTGCGGTATTTTAATGCAATCTTTTTAAAAAGGCTATCCTGATTAGTAGTGATTGTGTTTTTTACACCAATCATATTGGTTAAGTTATTTACAAACTGTAGGTCATACCTGCTTAATCGTATGTTGATAAGCATAAAGGTGCCAACATCTTCAAGTGTCTTAAAATCCATTCTTTATTATATCACATGTATACAGTATTTACAAACATAATGGTTAAAGGAGCATTGCTCCTTTATCGAAGAGGACTTATTGACATTGCCTCTACGCACACTGCAGGGTTATGCGTGTTTCATACACGTTGTACGTGCAAGATTTTTCCAGTTGTTCGGGCTAATCTTTACCAAGTCAGCGATCTTCAAACACATACGCAGTGAAACTTCACGTAGTTTTGTATGATTGTCCCACATAAAGTCAATCACCATTTGTGCTTGTTCTTCAGTGAAATCATAATCGCTAAACAAACCACCATTAGCATCACGATGCACCTGCTTGATACGCAACATTTTGTCACGATCACCATCGATAGTCAGGTCCAGAAAGTGACAACGTGACTGCAATGCTTCTAAGTGGTCCTGCAGTTTCTTAGATTTCAAGTTACTAAACTTCAAGTTAGTGATAAAGATAGCACTACCATTGAAGTTGAAAGTATTCGGGATACCTTCTTCACGCAACAAACGTGAATCAGAGTTCCAGCAGATTCTACGAGTCTTACCTGAATCTAATGCGGCCTTCAAAATGTTCAATGCTAAGTCATCAGTAAAAACTGAATCACAATCATCGAAAATCAAAACATTCTTTGTGTCAGAATATTTGTACAACTGAGCATACAAACCCAATGCAGTCATCGCACCTTTAACAATGTTAAAGCGAACACGTTTACCTGCAAGTTTGTCAAACATACTTGCCTTTTCCATTTGTGTCTCAACACCATATGATTTACCGACACCGGGCGGGCCTGACACAATCATAGCACGAATGTCACCATTGATTGCCGCACGTGACATTTCATCGAGGACCTCGAAACGAGCCGCAATACGGTCCATTGCTTCTGTTTCAGTTTCTTTAACTGATTCTTTTTTAAATTCTACTGTATTAGCTATCACGTTATCTCCATTTAAAAATTCAATTTCATTGATACTATCAACAAGTACCTTGACTTCAGGTATGTTGATTGCGAATTGACCATCATTTTTAACAGTCACATAACCACCTTTAGCACCGGTCTGAAAACCTTTAACTAAAGTAAATTCTGTATTGACTACAGATTGTTTACGATAAGAGCCAGAGAGAATGCGAATAGTAGACATTTGTTTCCTTTATTTCAGTGTCAATACAAGTATTGTATCACGTTATCCATTTATTGTCAAATTTTGTGCCTTAAGCGGCCTTGCGAAAATACCCATAGGGTAAGCTAAGTGTCCAAGCCAAATACTCATCATCTCCGTTAGTCTCCTCAGCTTCGTGGATCCAACGAATAGCAGTAGCACGATCCTTAGCACCAGCATAAATCAGTGTGTAAATCCGTTGCTCAAAAACAACAGTTGCCTGTGCTTCGGCCTCTTTGCGGGCCTTATCTTCGGCTTCAATAGCTACACCGAGTCCTTCAAACTCAGCTTCAAAATCCTCAAGGGTCCAGTGTGAGGTGTCAACACCGCGAGGGCGAACACCGTAAGCGTCCTTGTACATATCCCAATACATAGATTGGGCCTGTTCCAATTGTGTCAACTCTTCCCAAGATTTGAATTCTGTAGTCATTTCCGAGTCCTTTTCTTTACTGAATAAGACTCTATTATAGACCCAAAACGATTTATTGTCAACCTTTGGAAGCTTACTAAATATCACTATGAGCAAAAAAATAAAAATAGCATACGACTATTTCAATAGAGAATATCCCATAATAAATAATCTCCATTCAATGGATATAGCATACGAACATTATGGACATAATCCAAGAAGAATGTGGGCATTATGCAACCCAATGCAAACTATGAGAGTGTTGGATAATGATCTTTTTGAGTTTATTCCTACTTTTATGCTAAAAGACGATGATGTATTTTTATATGAAATAACATTAAGAGCGGAAATGTCCGGTGATCGTAATAGATATGGGCTTGAGTTATTAGAATATATGTTGGGTAATATAGATTTACCTGAGAAAATAGAACATAGTATAAAATATAATAATGGTTATTTATTAATCGAATACATGACAGAATCATATTTAGGAGATATAGAACTAGATATGTTTCATTTATATTTTACTAAATATGGTATACCGTTAAACAAAATAATATATTATACTGGTAGTATAAATGGTTCAGATACATATAGAAAATATTGCAACAAGAAAAATATAGCAGAAAGAATGAATGTAATTGCATTCGAATGGTATGAATGGTTATCAAGTATTCAGTTACAGGAACTTGAAGGATTATTACCGAAAGAAAAAGATTTTAATAGGGTAGAGAAATCCTTCTTATGTTATAATAACAAATATAGACATTGGAGAGCAGACCTTTATACTATATTTTATAAACATGATTTACTTAAAAATAGCTATTTTAGTATGTTCGAAACATGTGATCATTGGGAAGGTGATTGGAAAAGTTTTTATCATTCGGAAAAACATACATCATCTTACCGTAATGACATTAAAGATGAACTTAACATCACAGATAAGGATATAGAATATTTAAATAGTATATTACCATTAGTAATAGATGATACCATTAATGAATGGGATCGAATTAAACTGATTGCCCCAGAACCAAACTTATTTTATCAGTCATTGATTAGTGTAGTTACTGAAACAAACTTTGTATATATGGATGTGTTCTTTACTGAAAAAACATGGAAACCTATTGCCAACTATCATCCCTTTATTTTAATAGGCCCATACAAATCATTAGAATATTTAAAATCATTGGGATATAAAACATTTAGTGATTTCTTTGATGAAAGTTATGATGATGAACCTGAGCATGGATTGCGTTTATTAAAGATAGGTAAACTATGTAAAGAGATAGATGAATGGTCAACACAAAAGAAAAAAGATTTTTTTTATGGAGTTAAAGATATCACCACACATAACTTTAACTTACTTAAATCAATATATCCTAATAACCGTAGATTAAAGTTTTGGGATAAGTTTATAATTGAAACAGGATTAGTATAATGACAGATAAAATAAAGTTAGTTTACGACTGGTATGGACCTCATTATCCATTAAGTAATAATCAAATAGATTTGAAATCGGCACTAACATTGGCTAAAGATAAAGACAATGCTAATATATACCCTAGTAGAACATTATATTTGTTTAAGGATAATACTACATATGAATATGCATTTTCGCATACCTTAAAACAAGATGATTATTTCCTGTATGAACTTACACTTAATATCAATGACGGGTGGTTAAATGATTATTCGTTTGATTTATTTCAAACGCAATGTAACATACCGGATAACATACTTGAAATGATTAAAAATAATAATGGTTATTTTTTATTAGAAGCCTGCCATGATTCAATCAACTTAGATGCGTTTTTTGATAATGTTCATATTCTTTTTATAAACCATAAAGTACCAATAAACAAAGCTATTTTATTATTAGGACATGCTAATGCAAAAGAAGAATATAATAAATGGTGTGAAAATAGAGGGATTTTACCCATAGATAAAGCAAGTATTTTTAGTTATCAATGGGGAGAAATAAACGCTAGTAAAGAAATACAAAATCATATACCCAATGAGAATCTAAATTTTTATAAAAGGAGTAAAACCTTTTTATGTTATAACAGAAAAACTAAACCACATCGTAGCGACTTGTTAGCATTATTTTATAAGTTTGATGTTCTAGCTGATAGTTATTTTAGTATGCCAGAACATTGTGTAGAATCAAGTATATTATGGAAAACACTATATCGGTTAGGAGCATCTGATTTAGATATGAGTGATGCTAAACGCAGGAACATAATATTAGACCTTGTCGATGTAAATAAAACTGATGCATTACAAGCTTTATTTCCTTTAAACATTGATGGCATCACAAAAGTTTCTGATATGGAGAAAATCATCAATCAACTATATTCAGTTTATGATAGTACATTGATTAGTGTGGTTACTGAATCAAACTTTGTTAATAAACAAATATATCATTCTGAAAAAACATGGAAGCCAATAGCCAATAAACACCCTTTTATAATAGTAGGTCCTGCAGGATCATTAGAAAAATTGAAGTCTTTGGGGTACAGAACATTCAGTGATTTTTGGGATGAGAGTTACGATTTAGAAACTAACGATACTCACAGACTACTGCGTATTGCCTCATTATGCAAAAGTATAAGCAACTGGCCAATCAGTAAAAAGAAAGATTTTTTCTACGAATCAATGCACATAACCAAACATAACTACAAAATATTAAAATCAATATATACAGGAAATAAAAGAAATGATTTTGTTCTTTTAGATAAATGATTTAATCACTCTACTATAATCATTCATAGCCATTTGTATCTGGTTATTTGTACTATTCGGTCTGCATGGTTTACAAAACGATGTAAGGAAGTTATTATAAATTTCTTTGTGTTTATCACTACACCATATATCTCTAAAGTCATCATCGATCCACGAGCCTAGTTTAGTATCTTCACGGCCTTTGTACTCACAACAAAGATAAATGTTTCCGTCAGCACAAAAACTAGGGAATAAAAACATCTGATGGCAACGCTTATATTGTCGTTCATCGTATCTACCCAATGATATATCCGACTTTACTCCATAAAATTCACTTGCAGTTTTTATCCTTGCGGCAACTTCACTATTCATAATGAAACTGTTACCATTCAACACGACTGGTCTCAAGTGTACCGACCTAGCTTTAACATCTCTTGCATATTCAAATATACTATTGATTTCTATTTGACTTGTATTTTCGGGCATTAATAAAGCTTTGATATCTAATGGAATGCCTCTAGAACCTAACTCTTTTGCAGTTTCTTTAACTCTATCAAAAGGACTAGTTGACATTTTACTTTTGCGTATCAACTCATATGTTTCTGGATTACCGCTATCAATGTCTAATCCTAAATAAGCCATACGTTTTAACTTATCATCACTTATTGTTAATATCTTATGTAACTTAGTACCATTTGTGTTCATGGCTGCTACATAACCTTTATCAATCACATCTTCTAATAAATCTTCATATCCCGGAAGCAATGTAGGTTCTCCTCCGCCACTAAAGATAATATTGCTTAGTGTGCCAATAACATCAGGATCATGTTTTCTCCAGTTATGCAATCTATCTATTAACTTACTATACATTTCTATAGGCTGGTACACCGGCAATTCTGTTCTAAATTGCTCGGTGTTACAGTAATAGCAAGCTTGATTGCAGATGTTAGTTGTGTCTAAATCTATCTGCCAAGGTAGTATTTTACCGGGTATATGACCCTGTATCCATCGTGAGATTAATTGATATTGATCCATTAATCATATTTAGACAAAACTAAACTTGTTGTCAACTTTTAAATATTCTGATCCGTCACGTGATTTTTTACGATATGTGCCGATAATCGTGATATCTGTATTATCAATGGTCATATCAAATAATGACAGTAATGGATTATGTGTCTCAAAACTCAAAGAAACAAGATTATTGTATGCGTCACTAAACCAATACTCTTTGCATTTAATCCGTTTGTTATTCACTACTAGTTTTTTTACAAACTTCAACTTCTTTTTATCAGATTGAAAGTTTGTGTCCTGTCTCTTAACTTCTTTATTATATTCAAATGACATTTTTTCAAACTCAATATCATATTCATAAAACTCAGGTAAACGATATACTAATGGTAGCATATTTTCTTTAAACATTTTACCATCACCATGTATAAACGTATTCATATCTTCACGGAACGGTGTTAACTTGATATTCTTAAGTTTCCAAACCATGATTTTCTTACTGTAGTAATCACGGATAATATTAGCTTGTGCAATGTCATCTTCACTAACTAGACGGAATAAATCACTATCTAATAATTTAGTAATAACAGGACGTAGACCATGTGCATCTTTAACTTTGCGATACCGTGCCCAACATACACTTAGTGCAAGAAGGTCTTGACTGATTTCATAGACTTCATATTTTTTGACGTTATCATTGAATGCAAATTCTAAATCACCTAGACTGATACTATTATTATAACCAGATATATTACTTAGTGAAATAGTATTCAAGCTTGCACTCTGAGCACTGATACCTGAACCATTGATTATCCAGGGACTATTATTTGACATGTTTATCCTATTGTGATATCTTCCATACCGGCTGTGCGTAATCTTACAATGTGACCCATCTGCCATTGTTTAGCTTCAAGTCCCTTCATAATGCCCAACCACTTGTTTCTTAACAAAGCCACTTCATTGATAAGTGTTTCAAAGTCTACAACTTCATCCTCACCATCAACATACTTTTCAGCGTCACGACTTGTTAAAGCTCTATTATACGCTTCTAAATACTTTTGAAAATGTTTTCGGCGAATTTGCCGTAACTTAATGTTGAGATAGTTTAATACTGCTTCTATCTCTTGTAGTTGATTGAAACGATGTTCGGTAACTCCGGGAATAGCGGCAATGTTTTTTTCAACATTACCGTATACCTTTACCTCTTGTTTAGCTGATAAAAGTTCATTCTCATAATGAGAGATGAAATCGGGTATCACAGCTAAATTTTGTGATACCCTTGTGTACCAATTTGACATTTAATCCCATTCTTCTTGGTCTTCGTCTTCGTCATATTCTTCGTATTCTTCAGTATCATGTTGTTCAGCATAACCTTTCAGTGCCTTAAGCACTTCCTTGTCACCTTTAAACGCATCTTTGATATCGTCAGTCTCATAGTTGTTGTCAATCAATAGATTGATTAATGTGTCTGCGGCATCACTACGGTCATTGAAATCAATGTGTGTTCGTAGTGCATCCCATACTTCTGCAACAAAATCTAGTTTCATTCTGTAACATCCTCCTCCGATGATACATTACTTATCTTTGTTGTTGATTTTTGTGAATACTCAGTCATAACTTTGTCTAAGCATCCATCTGTATTTGCTTCCCATGCTTTGCGAAACTTCTTAATGATTTCACCATCAAGTGTTGTATAAACTAAACTGTTACCTTCTTTCTTAACAAGTTCAGCCTTCTCAATCATATCTAATAGACCTGAGTAAGGGCTCATACCTGTTTCATAAGGAATCTTAACTTGTACTGATTCAAATGGTTTCGCATAGCGAGTTTTCATAATCTTACATGCCGCACGAATACCTCGCACATCACTAATCTTATTACCATCTTCATCTTCTTTAAGTTTCAGTTTCTTCATAGCAACAACAATACTTGATGCGTAAACGAAACCTTGACCGCCTGAGATTTTATCATCTGGATCAAACATATCTTGACTAGCATATGTATGATTAGTAGCGACTAAGCCAATACCCAATGAACCAAACATATTAACACAGTTACGAACAAGTGCGGTTAGTGCTTTGGGCTTACGACCCATGTCACCTTTCATATCACCTGCTTCAAACTGATTAACGTCAGTTGGTGTCAACAACATACCTAATGAGTCAACCACGAACAATACCTTAGGACGTTCTGCCTCCGGTAGTGCTTTGTAATCTTTAACGAACATAGAAATAGTTTTTCCTACCTCGTCAATCATTGCCATGTTTAGTTTTAATAGTTTATTATCAGCAGTATCTACACCAAGTGCGTGTAGCCATGCTTCGTCAAGGGCATTTTCGGAGTCAACTAAGACTACAAAGATTCCTTGTTCTTGTGCGTGTCTAACGAGATTTCCTGAGCAGATGAACGATTTTCCGGCGCCTGACTCTCCGGCAAAGACAGTAACTTTACCAAGAGGTACGCCTTTATTAAAATCACCGCTAATGAGGTAGTTGAGAGCATAGTTTCCTGTCGAGATCCAATCAGTAGGATCATTAAATCCTATT